ACTTACGGAACGCAAGTTGCACCTGTTTGGAATAAATTACAGGACTAAAATTACCGTTAGGTAGGTTTCCATGTCCTGCTGCTGCTGCGAATGCCATAGTAATTCTCCTTTCAACAGCGGTCAGATGTCAACTTACAACTTCTTTTAGAGGCTAATTAAAATAGGTGCGTATCAAACACATTTGGCCTAATGCATTATCAACGGGCTATTCGCTTTAGGTAAATCTATGGATAAAATTGTATGTTGTTAGGTTAAGTGTATAACTACACTAAAACGTGGGTAGGCTAATGCGGCCACGTATTTTGATATAGTTATACACGGTTGGTTTTTATTGTCAACTGTTTTTAACGAGCAGAACCCGAAAGATCATAGATAAACTTTCCTGAACGGATAGCTTCCATAATTGCTTCTTGGTTCTTTTCATACTGAACAGTAGACATCTTCTGTACGTCAGACTCTCGAATGACGCCTGAAGAATCTTCGGCTGTAGGCCGATTACGTGAGGCTTTGGTATTTACCATTTCAGCGGCATCATCCGAGCGCTTTTTCTTTTTAGTGGTAATACCTCTGTCAGCCTTATATAAATCTATAGCTCTTGCTGCTGATTGAGCGTCATTGTCATTATCGTACAATGCCTGTTGTATCCAACGTGGTTGCTCTTCAGCCCAGCTATGAAAATCATCGTCTTGACGAATATCTTCAAAGTCTGGGTGTAGCTGTAGTAGTATTGTTTCTGCCTTCTGACGCTCTGCGTCTTCTTGCATTTTGTTGATTTTAGTTACGCGCTCTTCAAGTTCTGTTGATTGTTCACGCGCCTTCTTAATTGCTATAGTCTCAACGATAGCGGCAACATCTGGATATTGTTTCATCCATTCGCCAATTTCTTCGTCAGATTTTGGAAGTTTAATTTCCTTTTTAGTTGCAGCGGAAAGCTGCTCTTTCAATTCATCAATTTGTTTTTGGAAATCTTCTTGCTGCTTTTGTGAATGTCTACGCAGATCACCATAACGCTTCTTAAATGAACGCTCTTCTGCACCTTCGGGTTCTGCCTCTTGTTCTACCTCTTCTTCGTTGGTTTCACCTCTTTGTACACGAAGCATTTCTTCTAATTCTTCTTCATCCTTTTTTACACGCTCTGCATTTGAGTATGGTCGAGATACAAATGCTTTCTTTTCTACTGGTTGTACGTTTTCTAATTCTGCCATTTTTTCCACTTGGTCTGGGGCCACCGTAGCCTACAATGTAGGGGGATGAGTAGCCAGTTAATCAGTCAGTTATAGTGTGACTGTCCACTTACCGGCCTGCTAAACCACGCCGTTTCTTTTTCTTTCCGTATTTACGTTTTTGTACAAAGCCGCCTTTATTCATACCACCTTCATTACCTTCATCTGTGCTACTATCTGTGCCTGCATCTGCACCATCACTATTACCAGCACCAGAACTGTCTCCTTCACCGCCATCGCCGCCACCTACACTTTCTGGGCCACCGCCTTGTCCGTCATAACCACCACCATAGCCACCCGGATCTGAGTAACCGCCACCGGTATTATTCAATCCGGGGTCTCCTTCAGTACTATAGTCATAAGAGTTTAAACTATAATTAGGGGCTTCAATATCGTCATCATCTGGAAGGCCAAAGCTAGGTGACATAGAACGTGCCATATCTATTGTAGGAGCAATACCACCCGGTGCTGTAGTTTCGTCTGGAATATCGGCCGGATTATACCCTAATGCCATTGTAGTATACCCTACTTTAGCCATATCTTCTATAGCATTTTTTGTGGTTTTACTTAAAATACCTCTATTTTTTTGCGTTTCATCAATTTTATCTTTATCTAACACGCCTACAATATTACCAATAGTCACTTCTGGCACACCGTATGGGCCTATTACTGAGGTGAAACCAAGCTTGCCTCTAGTTTGCGTTCCTATTTGAGTACCCATTGTTGTTTCAACTTCAACAACATCTACATTAGGATCGTTTATAGAATATCCAGCAGCCTCTGCTGCTGCTAACATAGTAAGCTGCTGCTGCTCTTCTTTAGATAAAGTTGACATAAATCCTTCAATAGCTGTAGCAGCAATACCGGCAGCTTGCGCCTGTTGTGTTGCAATACCGTACATATCTTTAAAACCCTGTTTAATACTAGGGTCCATTAAAGAAGCAGCCATTTGAACTGTTTTCATGCCCGGAGCCATAGCACCTGTCAGTACAGTTCCCAAAAACATATCTGCTAAACCTAAAAAGGCTCTGCCACTTGCTGAATATAAATTAGAATTAAAGTCTTTTAAACCTTGTATGTTTTGAGGTGAAGGTACAGAATACATTTCCTGTACAGAGCCTGTTGTACGACCCCCGCCACTAAGCATACCCATTTGTGTTGTTGTAGGGTTTTTACCCGGTTCGTTACCTTCACCTTGCTGTACTAAGGAATCTAACTGAACATTATTATTAACAAAGTTTTTTACTTCTTCTACAACTTCTTGGTCTTCTCCTGTTGCATTTAAAAGCGTATTTTGAAAACCTTCTGGCATAAAACCTAATAAGTAATTAAAATTGTCTGTTCCAATAATTTCTTCGGCTTGTTCACCGCTAAAAGCAGGAGGTACTAGCTTTTTAAATTTTGGATCTGTAATTTCAGCGTCACTATTTTGTTCTTTTATTAACGCTCCTTCAGCGGCTTTAATAATATCGTCGCTTTCATCTTCAATAACTTCAATGTCTTCAATAGTAAATGGAGGACCGCCTGCATTAAATAAGGTATCATCTGGAAGCGTCTGACCTTCCTCAGTACCAAACTGGCCCATAGCTTCCATTTTCTTATAGCCCATCTTAGCCTTATCTCTAAGATTCATAAAGTACTCTACGCCAAAATATCGTACTACATCAGCAGGTACAACCATTTCACCTTCACTAAGCATAGCAGGCTGGTCATCACGCACTTCTTTTGCTGTACTACCTAATGGAATATCATTACCGGAAACAGGATCTACATTTCCACCACTTTCAAATAATTCCATTTGTTTTTCCATAGGCATTACTGCACCTCCCTCATTCATATTAATTGTGTCTTCTTCAAAAATAGAAGCATCAAACTCTACTAAATTGTTATTTAGAAGACCTCCTGCATTAAAGCCATAATCAGAAAATGTTGCAGCATCAATATCAATAACGTCGTATAAAGGGTGTTCTTTTCTACCTGCAACTTTAATAGTACCTATAATATTTCTTCCCTTCATATTACCTACCATAGTAGGTTTTAACGAAGGCTGTTGATAAACTGTCTTACCCTTTTTTTCACTAGCTCTTACGTCTTTTACTTTATGTGTAAGGAGTGCAGCATCACCCTCAATGTTTAAATGAAGTCCATAAATATGATCGGACTCCATCCCTCTTTTTTTCCTATACTGAGGTGCATTTTTTACCCCGCTTACAGCTACAGTTACAATACCGTATGAGTCACCCTGTTTACCTATACTGTCTAACTGACCCCCTGTTTTGTCATCTACAACTGTAAATTTATCTTTCTTTAATAAATTTGTTTTTAAAAGACCTACATCTTCAGATCTTAATTGTTTAGCTAAGTTTTTAACTTGCTCTTCTGTAATGTCATCTTCAGATAAAGTACCTTTAAATTTTGGACCCGGACCATTATAAGGATTTATTTGTGAATTACTAACTCTTTTGTTAGTTATAAATCTTTTACCTGCAACGTCACTATATTCACCTACGCCTTCTGCTATAATATCTTCTGTTTTTCTACCTGTTTGTTCTATTATAGGATTTAAAAAAGAGTATTTAGGATCTCCAAACATTCTGGGAGGTGTTGGTGCAATACTAGTTGCATTTCCTAACTTATCTAAACTTTCTTGGTATTGGTCTTTTAAAAGTTTTTGCTCGGCTTGTTGCATACCTAGCGGCATTTCTAATTGTTTAGAAGCAACCTTAACTGCTTCTGGAGCTTGTTTAACAACAGCTTTTGAGGCTTCTTTACCTAAACTTTTAGCTATAAGTGAAACAAGACCACCCATAAATTCAATCCCTCTTATTTAAATTTTCCAAAGCCTTTATCTTTTGAAGGGCATGTATGTAGCCTTGCGCCCTGTGTAGTACAATATTATTTTCTGCTTGTTCTAATACCTTGTGTTGATATGCAATCAACTCATCTAAATATTCTTTTACATTAGCCCATAGGTGGGGGTTGCTGACCAATGCCTTGAGGCGTTCCGCCTTCTGCTGGCTGTTGCTCATTACCTGTAAATCCTTGTTCTTGTGGTCCCGGTGCTACCCCTGTACCAATAGTTCCACCGCCTGCACCAGTCTGATCCGCTGGATTGGCTCCTGCTGGTGCGCCTTGCTGTGGTTGTTGTGGTTGAGTAGCTTGCCATGCTTTCATCATCTCTGCCTGAATAGCGGCGTCACCCATATTGTTGACAACCTTTTCAGGATCAAGATCAAGCGATCTGGCAATTTCTGTAATAATATAGTCCATTTTTGCAAAAGGTGCAAGTGCTGGATTGCTAGTAACCTGAATAAATTGCATTAGACGTTGGCTACGTACTTCATTAGCCATCAAGCTTTCAGTGCCACGAGCCTTAACTTCCAAATCACCTTTGATATCTTTATCAAAAGAAAACTGCATATTAAATTGAAACAAGCCATCGCCTAATGGTTTTAATAAATAGTCATCTACGTTTTTAATTACGCTTTTGATGCTACCGGCTGCTGCACCCATAAGCATACTAATGCCACTAGCCGTTCGACCAACGCCAGTAACGCCTGTTTGTCCATGTGCAAATGAAGGGAAACCTGTGCTTTCGTCAGCAAGTTGCCGAGCCTTATCAAATAACTGTAAGTTCTCTCCAGCAACATTTGGAAACTTAGTACCAAATATAGCTTGACCGGGCGCACCACCCTGACGACGAAACACTTTACCCGGATAGACACTAAGGTCTTGACCCGGTACTAAGTTAGTTTCATCAACTTCAATAAGTAAATTACCAGACAAAACAGCATTATCTACAGCCATCCTCATAAAACCGTTCATAAGGATCTGTGTGTCTTCCATATTTTCTGCAATGCCTACACCAAAGAAGCTATACGGATTTAGCTCATAAGGCGCAGCCATGTATGGAATACGTACAGGTTTAAACGGATTAATGACTAGACGAATAACTTGACCGTTGACAGTCCAGATATTTGCCTGAACTTGATCGTAGTCTGCGTATTCTTCTGGTATTTCTATGTCTTCGTCTTCAAGAAGTTCTGTATCAATAACGCCCCAGTACTCTAGTACTTCAAAGCGGTCAATATCATGTGTTTGTTCGTAGTCAGCAAGATCGTCTTCCCACCACTCTTTAGTGTAGTCTTCGCCCTGCTCAATGCATTGGTCAATAACATTACCTCTAAAGAAAGGCCGTTTCTTCAAATTACGTAACTGACTGCGGCTCATTTTATGCCGCTCTACTACGTATTGGGCTTCTTCCATATTGTTAGCGTCAGGATCTGGATAGAAGTTCCAAACACTTACATGGCCAATCTGTGGTACTGTTTTAATTGTAGGATTGTATGTACCTTCTTCGTCCCAGTTAGCATATTCTTTATTTACAGCAAATGGCCCTTTCAGTACGCCAGTACCAAATAGAGCCATTTCAAATGAAGTGCTACGCAAGTGCTTTGACGCATTACACTCATCTAGCTGATCTATAATCTTTTTCTGCATTTTCTTTGCAGCGACCATAGCTGGATGGAAGGTTATCTTTGTTGGTGTTGTACCCGGTCCTTTTTTAAGCCCTTTTAGGTCACTTAGCTTTTCTTCCATAGCTCCAAGCATTAAGCTATTATATGTGGAACCGGGTGGTAACTCTTTACCGTCACCTGCAAAACCATATGGATTTATATCTTGTGGATTTGCTTGTGGCCCTTCCTCACGTAATTCATCAGGCAAAGAAGGGTCATAGTGTACTGTGTCCTCTATACCTTCTGGCAGTACAGTAGGATCAATAGTAAGAGGAAAGCGCTGACTACCAAATAGTACATCGACAATTTGACCATAAGCAGCCAGAGTTTTGGTTTTTGTGATTTTGATGAAAACACGAGACTTTTCCGTTTCCATAAATTGTACGTCTGGTCCATAGATACCGCGATAATTACGGTATGCCTTTAACCAGCGTTGTTCTTCCGTAAAACGATATGTTTTAGCTTTTTCGTACTTATCACTAATATACCGAAGAATAGGAGTATAGCCGTAATCGTAGTCTTCTACGTCATTAACGTCTTCTGCCGCAATGCCCATTTGCTCAATGAGATTTTCGTCTTCTTCGATAGCCATTTAATATTCCTTTAATAACCAAACACAGAGTCAGCGGGTCTATGCGTATTACGCGGTGTATTAGGATCGTAGTCAAATATACTGAAGCGAGGTCTAGACATTATACCATAACGTAAAGCGTCGTACAAGTGATCTTCTGCGTTAGTGTCTATATCTTCAGGGTTCTTTTTATCAATAGGTAGTGCAGGTAACTGAGCAACTATGTTTGTACAATTATTAAAAAATACTAAACGTGGTTCCTCTGTAAATTCATCTATCTGTAGTCTTCTGTGTATTTCGTTCTTACCTGCTACGCGACTACCTTTACTTCTATCTGACGGCCTCCACCTACACCCTCTACTAATCATCTGCTCCGCTAGACTCGGCCCTGTGTCACCCCGCTTGTGCCACAGAGAACTATCTAATACTCCATATTTAATGTTACCGTCTTCCGCTTCCAACTCTAGTACCATATCCGCTAAATCTGTAGCTAGTACCTTTGACACATACAACTCTCTATAAACTATTAACTGTTCGTCTGGACTTACAGCAAACCAAATAACACCACTATAAGATCCGTACCCATAGTCACAGGCCCGAAATTTAACCCAATTACTTGGTATATCAAAAGGCTCAATAACGTGAACATTACGGTCAAACTCGGTAAAGGCAGCGCCTTCTTTAATGTCCCAGTCGCCGTCTAATAATTGTCTTTTCTGTTGATCTGGCAGCGACAGTAGCATTGCTTCGTAGTCGCCACTGTCTGCTAGATACGGATTATCTACAAGTCTTGCAGGTATGAACCTGCGTTTAAATAAAGGTTTACCTGCTTTAATATGCCCAGCAGGGTATTTTAATTCTTCTCCCGTTTCAATGTTTGTGGCATTAAAACGTGTGTTAGGTGGTGACGGATCAATAAACATCTTCTTGACCCAATGATGACCTCTACCGCCCGGATTGGTAGTAGCCCTCATGTACACCGGTAAATCAGGGGCAGTGGACCGTAGACGAGATCGCATATAATCCCATGCATATGGGGTTGCCCATTGTGTCAACTCGTCAAAGCCTATCCAGCTAAATGCTAGACCCTGATAACGCAGCACGTCTTCATCTCTATCCAGATAAGACATCCATAACCGCGCACCGGATGGCGCAGTCCACTGCATCTTGCGTTCGGACCATTTAATGCCCGTTACAGCTTTTGGATACAACTCCTGAGACTTGAAGATAAGTTCTCTCAGTTCTTCAGTTGTATGTCGTAAAAGCAATCCACTAAACTGCGGATGTTCAAAGTAACGCACTGG